TGCAGCTGTTATAGCTAAGCCACCTAAAACAACTAAACCTTTTCCTATACTTTCCCACTGAACAGCTCCAAATTCTTGGAAAGCTTTAGCTGAGATGTATAATGCGGCTCCTAATATACCAATAGCAGCTGCTCCTTGTATTATTTCTTTTTCAATTTTACTTAAACCATAAGCGGCTAAAACTAATCCTCCTAAAACAGTTATTCCTTTAGCTACACTTTCCCATTTGACTTTAGCAAATTCTTGGAAGGCTTTAGCTGCTACATATAAAGAAGCAGATATTATAAGTAAAGCAGCAGCTGCAGCTAATAATCCAACAGCCATGTTACCAAATTTACCTAAAGCACCACCTGCTTTATCAGCTCCACTAGGTATAGCTCCAAGTCCACCTCCAGCTTTAGCAGCTCCACCTCCTGCGGCTGCTGCTCCTTTTCCAGCTGAGGCAGCTTTACTACCTAATCCTCCTCCAGCTGCTTTACGTTCAGCTACCATTTTACGTTTATCAGCAAAAGATGCTGGGGTTGCTGTTTGTGTTAGAGGAGCAGCTGCTCCACCAGCAGTAGCTGTTCTAGACACACCTAATTTTTCAGCATCTGCTTTACTAACAAATCCTTTTTTACCTAATTCATTTCCTTTTTCATATTGTAATCTACCAGCTTTATCATATTTCATCCCAGTTGGGAGAGTAGATGCTTTTGAAGCTGTTGCGGCTAAAGGAGCGGCTCCAGCTTTTGTAGCTGCTCCAGGAGTACCTCCAGCCATTTTACCTACTTCTTTAACAAATAGTGGGTTCATAGGACTAGAACCTCTTTCTATAGCTTCACTAGCTACATTAGTAGCAGCTGGGGTTGACGCAGCAGCAGCTGAGACAGTTGATGTAGCGGCTGGGACTGTTGAAGCAGCTGCTTTAGTTGAATTACCTGCTAAACCAAGAGAGAATAAGTTTTTTAACTTATCAACCATTCCCATTCCAGCTACATCTTTAGTAAACATAGGTGTTACAGGGTTAGAACCTCTACCTAATCTAGCTACACCAGCAGCCATTTTTACCATATCAAAGATACCTGAGGATTTTAGTATACTAAATCCTTTTAAGGCAGCTACTGCTATGGCTATTTCTTTAATATTACCTCCAACAAAATCAAGGATACCTTTTACTTTGCTAGCTAAAGTAACAATAAAGTCTTTTATTTGTTCTTTATTATCATTTACTTTTCCTAAAACACCAGATACCCCTCCAACTAAAGCTTTAACTAATACACCTACTTCAGGAGCTATACTTTTAATAATGTCCGCTAAGAACATTACTATAGGTATAACATCATCTTTAATAACAGGACCTAAAGCTTTAATTACACTAAAAAGAGTTTCTCCCGCCCCACCAGCTACTTGAGTTAGCATTTTAGCTAAATTCAATATAGTAGGCATAACATCTTTTTTAATCACATCAGTCATAGCACCCGCGCTCTTAGGTGAGAAGAAAGCTGTAATCGCTTTACCTAACTCAACAAAAACAGGTCTCATACCGCCTATAACAGCCATAAACATCTTTATGTTTGCTGGGCTGAATACGGCTTTAAATAATGGCCATAATCTTGTGGCCATATAGTCTCTAAAGTCTTCTAAAGCACGAGACATAGCTTCAGCTCGTTTAGAAGCAGCTAACTGATTAGCTATGTCAGCTTTTGTCATTCTCTTAGCTGCTTCCTCTCTGCTAATGTTATGTTTTTTCATTAACTCTTGCAGAGTATTTTCAATATCAACTCTATCAGCTCCAAATTTGTTAACTAACTGCTGTTGAGTTCTAGCTTCAAGCAATTTGTCTTTACTCATGCCTAAAGTTTTAGCTAATGCTTCTTGATTAAAAACATTACCTTCAATAGCAGCTCCTTGGGACTGTAATATTTTATCTAATTCTTTAGCTGCGGTGACTGTGTCTCCTCTTAAAGCAGCTTGTTGATAAGCATCAATATTAATTTCTCTACCGGTTAAAGCTTGATACTCTAATTGATTTTGAATAGAAGATTCAAAATTTAATGTTTGTTCAGCTGCACTTGCTATCTCATCTAATGACATGTTTAATTTAGCAGCGTGATAAGCAGCGTCAGCTAATGCTTTAGGATTTTGTTTTAAATTAAATGTTACAGCAGCGCTAGCTTTAAGAGCGGTTTGTTCTATTAATCTTTGACTAACAGATGTTTTATATTTACTATTTAATAATGCTCCTTGAACTTTAACACTTTCTAAAACTTCTTTAGCACTTTTGCCTTGTGATATACCTAATTTAGAAAGTTTACCTGTTTCTTCAGCTGAATATCCTAACCAATAAGTTAAGTCATGGGCGTCTTTTACAGATTTGGTCATTTGAGAAGCAAACAAACCAGTACCATCTGTTATAGCTTTAAGAGCAGGACCTGCTTCAGCTACTCTCATAAAAGGATCAGCCGCAGCAGCTGCGTTTAAACCATTTCTTATAGCATTTACTTGTCCACCAACTGCACTAAAGTTCTGAGCAGCGAATTGGCCTGCTTTAGCATATTTTTCAAACACAGCAGCAAATGAATCTGCCATGCTCCATAGGTTTTTAACAAAACCTAATACAGAACCAACACCCCCTTTTAATAATGAGAATCCTTTTTTAATTAAACCAACACCAGCTGAGACTCCTTTAGCTGCTAAACCAGCTAGTACTAAAGGATCAGTTAGATTTTTTGCTATACTATGGCCTAAAGAACCAATACCAACTCCTAAAATTCTAAATTGTCCTACAAGCCCAGCTGATTTCTTACCTCCATCTGTGATGTAGTGGGTAAATTCTTTCATTCGGTTTTTAGCTTTGTCTAAACCTATACGGTCAGCTAAAGCACCTAAACCTATTCTTTCAAAACTTTTACCAATACCATCTATAGCAGCTCCAGTGACACCTAAAGCTCTTTCAAGATTTTCTTGTTCTTTAGCTATTTGTTTAGCATAATCAACAAGAGTTTTATATTTGTCACTTTTTTCATCTAAAAGTTTATTTATCTCTTTATGAGATTCTTCATTTTCTTTTATTAATTTATTTATCTCTTCTGTTTTATCTACATCATTTTCAAAATCTTTTTTCTTTTCTTCTAAAAATTTTCTTTCTTCGATAAAATGTTTTTGAAGATCTCCTAAACGTAATTTTTCATATTTTAGTTTTGTAACTAGTAAATCCGCTTCATCAGATGATAATTCATTATATCCTTTTTGATGGCTAAGAATTCGTTGGCCTATACTATCTATTTCTCTAAAAGATTTAGCAGTTTGAAAAGCTCCACTTTCAGATTGTTTAAGTTCTTTAACTACTTTATTTATATTTCTAGCTAAATCAGTTACTTCTTGATTTATTTCATTTAATTGTTTTTGTAAGAATACTATTTCTCTTCTAGCATTTTTAGCGTCATTTATTAGATTTTGAAAACTAAGTTCATCTATAGTGCCTTCAACTTCAAGTAAAAGTTCTCTTAATTTAAGTATTTCTTCTCGAGTTAATTTTGGATCAGCCATTTAAAAAAGCATTTATTATAAATATTAAAAAACGTAATTTTTAATACTTAGGAGCTGTTTTACTATTTAATTTACCTCTAAACTGATCTGGTAATTGAATTTTACCATCTTGAATAGCTTTAGTTTGAGCATCTAGACTATTATTGTTGTTTCCATTTTTCTCTTCATAATGTACTTTCATTTTATGAAAAGTAAATTTACGAAGCCAAATGGGCATGTTATAGACTGTCTCCCAGTCATAACCGCCCTGGCCATGAAAAACTATTTCATGAATTTGTGTGAATAAATTAACTCGGTACTGAGGAACTATCTCAGAGGTCAGGCCAAAAAAAGCTAAGTCCAACGGGAATGTTAACTTTTGATTCGCTTCCTTCAGGAAAAAAGGTCAGATCAACATCTGGCTGAACCTCCTTTATGTGCTCTCTAAAAGCTTTAGAATCACGAGCTAAAAATACATTATCAACAAAATATCTAATAGAAGCTATTTCAGTATCACCATTAACAGAGGTAATCATATATTTTAAACGAGTTGATAGTTCTGGTGAGTTATTTTTATTAATTTTTCTTAAACCTTCTAGTTCAGCTGTTACTTTTTTCTCATCATGACCTGTTAAAAGTTTATAAGTAATCTTAACACCTGTTGAAGGAAGAGTATAAGAAAATTCATTTATACCTTTTTTAAATAAAGACTCATTAAGTGGTTTATTTTCAATAAGTGATAAATCAATTGTTTGTTCTTCACCGTCATAAGTAAAGGTATAATCTTTACCATAACCTAAAACACGAGCAGCTACTAATAAAGCATTTTTATCACCTACTACTAAATCTTCATATTTTACGCCTGGTGAGACTATAAGAGATTTAATTAGTTCATCTAAAACTGTTCCTTTTTGGATGTAAGATTGATTAGTTAAAATATCTTCTTCTTTTGCGGTCATATACTTCATCTCAATCTTACCGCTTGATAAAGGACTTTCTTCAGGATAGACTAAACCTTTTGATGGTAAATCTATAACTTCTGTTGGCATTGTAAACTTGTTTTCCATAAATAATTTTATTATAACGTTTTTATTTGTTGATTATAAATATATACAAAAAAAAGAAGCTCGCATTTTTTGCGAGCTCTTTTTATAAATATTGGGTTGAACTTTTAGTAGTTTAACACGGCGTAGTCAATTGCTAATGTCATTGTGATGTTTATAGCGGTATTTTCAGTATCCCAGTTATATTCACCGAAGTTAGCATCTTTTACAAAAGCGCCTTTAAGTACCCATTCTGCTACTACGTCACCTACAGGACCAAGAGCATTGATAGTTAGATCTCTTTTATAAAAATCAGAGTAACCATCTCTACCAGTCACTGATTCATGTGACGCACGAACCCATTCCATAATCACTTGAGCACCTGAAGGTGAGATTGGATCATGAAGTGTCATTGTAACATCACCCCACACTGATTTACCTTTTACTTTACGTAAAATATTAATGTGGTTTAATACTACTTCACCCTGAGTTAAGCTTACTGCGCTTACTCCTTTGATCATCCATGTTGGTACTCCAGCCATATATAGGATAAATCGGTTAGCCTGTTTGGGTTCAAAGGCTGTAAAAAACATATCGTTATTAGGTATAATTGCCATTTTCTTTTAGTTTTATTTGTTAATAAATATATAAATAGTTAACTTTTATTATCCAAAAGTAGCACCTGTTGGAGTAACATTGAAGTTCAAGTAAATAAATTCAGCTGTCTTAGTCGGTTGTAAATAGATTTGACCTACTAACTCATTTCTGTCAATTACAGAAGCGTTATTAATAGAATCATCCATTACAACTTTAAACGCATACAATCCTTGCTGTTGTTGAACTCCCTCAAGATATGGATTTACTTGAGCTAAGAAACTATTTCTAGTTGAAGCATCATTTTGCTGGAATACTAATGTATTAGCAATTTGACCAATTTGTCTCTTAAGTTGAATTAACAAACGGCGAACATTTAAACGATCAAGAGCAGAAGCTTTAGTCTGTAATGTCTTCTGACCATATACTACTACACCTTGTCCAGGGAATGTAGCTAATGGGTTAATTTTAGCTTGATATAAATTATCGCGAGTTGTTTGAGATAATTTAGAAGCAGCTCTAATTACAGTATCTAATCCACCTCTATTAATACCTGCTGGTGCAAACCAAGGATAAGCTACGCTATCATTATAAGCAAACACGCTAGGAATCATTACTGATGGTGGGCAGAATACATATTGTCTAGTAGCTGGGTCAAGTGTTTGAACCCAAGGATAATAAGCAGCAGCATATGAAGAATCAATATTAGCCGCTTCACCTATAGCGTCATTAGCTGATGATGAATACTTAGTTAATTCTAACACAAATACACTATCACCTCTATTTTCAGTATTTTTAATAACACCTGCTAAATTAGCTGATGTAGCTAACTTATGTTCATTATAATTTAATCCTGGGGCTACTAATATATTGAATTGATAGTCATTAGCACTCTTTAATAAGTTAAATGAAGCTGTGTAGTCATTTGGTCCAACACCTTGAATGTTATTAGCTGTAATATTATCATAGAATTTAGCTCCAGGTATAATAGATCCAACACCACTACTAAATGAACCTGAGTTGTTAATCGAAGGAATAGAGCCAGTATAAGCTGAGTTAGGGGTAGTACCAATTAAATACTGAGGAGTTGGCTTGTAAACTGTGCCTATTCTAATGTATCTTGATTTATTAGGATAAGTACCAGTAATTTGTAATGAATCTTCACCATCAACAACTACTTGAGAGAATTTATAATCACCAATTCTTTTAGCTATATAATTATCATCTAATGGGTCTAATGACAATCCAGTATATGTTTCTAAAATA